ACTGGGCAAGCGGCACTGCGTACTATGTCCGCGACATTGTCAAAGACACAACTAACAACAACATTTGGCAATGTATTACAGCTCATACGTCTACTGGCGCGCAGCCAATTGACACAAACACAGACGCAGCAAAATGGACTTTGTTGGTCGACGCCGAATCTGCCACTGAGTCTGCAAGTGATGCAGCTGATTCTGCAACAGCTGCAGCGTCTAGTGCTTCTGCCGCGTCAAGCTCAGCATCATCAGCCTCCAGCTCAGCAAGCGCTGCAAGTACATCAGCCAGCAACGCATCGACATCGGCCACCAGTGCGGCCAGCTCGGCCAGCGCAGCATCGAGTTCAGCCAGCACGGCCAGCACAGCTGCGACCAATGCAGGCAACAGCGCAACAGCAGCTGCAACAAGCGCGACAAGCGCCAGCAATAGCGCCAGCGCTGCCAGTACATCGGCAAGCAATGCCAGTAGCTCAGCATCGGCTGCCAGCACGTCTGCATCTAGCGCTTCGACGTCTGCAACTAATGCAGCCAGCAGCGCGAGTGGAGCGTCGACATCCGCAACGAATGCATCAAACTCAGCAACTGCTGCAGCGACAAGTGCGACAAACGCTGCCAGCAGCGCAACATCAGCAGCTTCGTCTGCATCTTCTGCAGCTTCATCATTTGATTCTTTTGACGACAGATACTTGGGTGCAAAGTCAAGCGACCCTAGTGTTGACAACGACGGCAATGCATTGCTGACTGGTGCAATGTACTGGAACAGCACATCAAATGAAATGCGTGTTTGGAACGGTTCAGCATGGATTGTTTCGTATTTGCCATCTAGTGGGTACGCCACCCTAACAGGCACAGAGACATTAACAAACAAAACTGTTGAAGCCGGTGTGTTTACAAATGGATACACCGAAGAGGTAAACACGGCTAACACATCAACGGCCTACACAATCAGCCTAGCAAATGGCTCTTTCCAGATTTTGACTTTAACTGGTAGTGCAACAATCACTATGCCAACAGCAACTGCAGGCAAGTCTTTCATTTTGTTATTAAAGCAAGATGGCACAGGCTCACGCACAGTAACTTGGTCAACAGTTAAATGGGCTGGTGGTACTGCACCAACAATCACATCTACTGCAAGCAGACAAGATATTTACTCTTTCTTTGCTGATGGCACAAACTGGTATGGCGTGACTGTCGGTCAAAACTACACACCTTAAGGACTGATAAATGTTTGCAGCAGGTAAAACAGCAGCAGTCTCTGGCGGTGGGCCAGACGCACAATTCAACTATGTCACTATGCTTTTGCATGGTGATGGCACTAATGGCGCACAGAACAATACATTTGTAGATAGTAGTTCTAACAACTTTAGCATTACCAGAAACGGCAATGCAACCCAAGGTTCTTTCTCGCCTTATGGGTCTAATTGGTCTAATTACTTTGATGGTAATGGTGATTATTTAACTGCTGCCAATAACACCGCCTTAGATGTTGGAACTGGCGCATTTACGATTGAAGGATGGATTTATCGCGATGGAACTGGCGATACTGATTGGCGAATTGTTGCTGGTAGCGTAAGTAGTGCTGGTTTTTTTGGTGGTCGAAACACTCTTTCTCTTGGTTTTGGAAGGTCAGCAGTTGCATGGGATTTAGAATCAGCATCAAACGTCTACTCATTAAATACATGGACTCATGTTGTTTATGTCCGAAACGGCTCTGGAAATTTAGCAATATTTGCTAATGGCACTCGTGTTGCAACAACCACAAACTCAAATAATTATGGTTTAAATGGCGGTTTAATTGAAGTTGGTGCAGAAGGCGCAAATCAATATTTTGGCGGTTACATATCCAATGTTAGAGTTGTCAAAGGAAGTGCGGTATATGACCCAACTGCTTCAACATTAACTGTTCCCACAACACCTTTAACGGCAGTATCAGGTACAGGTCTTTTGACTTGTCAATCAAACCGCTTTATTGATAACAGTTCAAACAATTTCACTATCACACGCAATGGCAACACAAGCGTCCAACGCTTCAACCCATTTGGTGCTTCTACTGCCTACTCCACAAGCGTGATTGGTGGGTCAGGGTACTTTGATGGTAGTGGGGATTACCTCAGCGTCGCAAACAACACAGCATTACAGTTTGGGACTGGCAACTTCACATTTGAGTGCTGGGTATATCCAAAGGGTACGGCAGGCCAAGAATTTATTGCGGATTTTGGGGCTTCATCCGCAAGCGGCTGGGGCTTGTATGACGAAGGCGCTGGTGGAAATATGCAGTTTCGCATAGGGGATGTTGACAGAATTGCTGTCAATCCACTTACTGTTGGTGCTTGGAGTCATGTTGCTGTAGTGCGTTCTGGAACTACCGCAACCTTGTATGTAAATGGAACGTCAGTAGGAAGCTATGCTTCTGCGAGCACAAACCTCACATATTCAGGCACTAACTACATTGGAAGTCAGAATGGTAGCTCCAGTTATTTAGACGGCTACATGAGTGATGTTCGTGTTGTTAAGGGCACAGCCGTCTACACGGGCAACTTCACTCCGCCAACAGCGCCCCTGACAGCAATCACAAACACATCATTACTGACAAACTTCAGCAATGGCGCAATCATTGACAACGCCATGATGAACGACTTAGAAACTGTAGGTAACGCACAGATTTCTACAAGTGTTAAGAAGTTTGGCACAGGTTCTTTATACTTTGATGGAACTGGTGATGTATGTAATATTGCACATAACCCTTGGATGAATTTTGGTTCTGGAAATTGGACAATTGAATTTTGGGCATATGCAAACAATACTAATAGAGCAGACGTAATTTCAAAAGGTGAGGCTTCTACTTATGTGCCATATTTGGTTCAGTTAAATGGTGGATTAATAAAGGTTTATTTAAGTGATAATGGTACTGGTTATTCATTTTCACTTACATCTTCTGCTGGTGCATATTCAACTGGTAATTGGGTGCATGTTGCTGTTGTTCGCGATGGAAACACAATTACGATTTATTCAAATGGAACATCAGTTGGTTCAGGTTCGTATAGTGGAACTCCTTTTGCTGGTAATACACAACCATTAGGAATTGGTGGTGCTTCTGATGCAACACAAGTTTTAAATGGATACATAGATGACATACGAATCACCAAAGGCTATGCCAGATATACAGCAACATTTACACCGCCAACTGCGGCTTTTTCAGATACAGGCCCATAAGGAACATCATGCAAATTGCAATCTTAACTAACCCAATCACAATTGGCGATTATCGTGAACTGTTTAGCAATACATCATTTCCCACAAGTGGCCCAAGTGATGAATTCTTAACTGCCAACAATGCCAAGAAAGTTAACGCTTTCAAAGCACATGACCGACTCACTCAGAAGTTGGTTTCATGCTCACCTTATGATGATGGTGAGTTTGTTTCTGTTGTCCAAGTGGAAGCCCTGAGTGCTGAAGAAATCCAATCAGCTAAAGATTCTGCAATGGCACAACTGAGAGCCACTCGCAACACATTGTTGACAGCTTGCGACTGGACTCAGATTCCTGACTGCACCATTCCTAAGAAAGCAGATTGGGCAACATATCGACAGACATTGCGTGATTTCCCTGCAACTGTGTCTGATGCACGAGTAAGTATTGATTGGCCTCATAACCCTGATTGGGTTGAGCCTACCATTTGAGGTGAATGATGGACGCAGACGTTGACAAAAGGCTTGCCGTGCATGAAGCAATTTGTGCTGAGCGATACAACGCAATCGCCAGCTCTCTGAAGGATGGCGACAGACGCATGACCAAGATTGAATACTTGCTTTATGCCGCAATCCTTACTGTGCTGCTCGGCCCCGGTGTGGCTGCCGAGTTTGTGAAAAAGATATTCGGACTATGACCGACTGGGCTGAAGCATTCATTGCTGCAGCCTGTGTCGTTTGCTTTGTGATTTCATGCACATATCTTTTGGTATGGTGCTTTCAATAATTTTGCTGGCTGTATCTATTGAATACAGGTGTATCAAGTGGGTCTGGGTTGGCGATGTGTACAACCGGAAGGTCTACTGTATTGAATGGAAAAAGGTAGATAGAAAATGATCGATCCAATCAGCGCTCTTGATGGATTGCAAAAAGCCATCAGCATGGTCAAGAAGGCCAGCAAGGTTGCCAATGACATAGGCGGCCTGGCTCCAATGATCGGCAAAATGTTTGACGCAAAGAGTCAAGCAACCAAAGCCATGCTGCAGGCCAAGCGCGAGAAGAAAGGCTCCAACATGGGTGCCGCTCTTCAGATTGAAATGGCGCTTGAGCAAGCCAGGGCATTTGAAGAGGAGTTAAAAATGCTCTTCATGCAAACTGGAAAAATTGACGTGTGGCAGAAGATCAAAGCTCGTCAGGCTGAGATGGACAGGGATGATGCCAAAGAGATGGCAGCATTAAAAGCCGAGGAAAAAAAAGCCAAGCAGAAGGCACAAGAAGACATGGAGATGGTCGCTCTTATTGGCGGGATTTCGTTCGTAATCCTTCTCGTTGGTATCGGCGTCAATGAGTTGATGGAATTCTGTGCAACGACTAAACGCTGCGGTCGATGAATGAATATCAAAAACAATTCAATCTGTTTTGCAAGGTGTTCTGCTACGGCTGCGCTGCCTGGTGGTTCCTTGGATTCCTTCGCTTCCTGCCTGACTCCTTGTCCGACAAGATAGTGGCTCTACTGCTGGGGAAAATTGGACTATGAAATATTTGCTTTTGCTTTTATTGCTGGCTGGCTGCGAAGATCGCTACCGATACAAGTGCCAAAACCC